ATGGTAGCACTAGTAAAATAGTTTTACCAACTTTATCAAGTGATTTTGTAGGTGCAAATTCAAGAAGTGTATCTGCTTGGGTAAGAATTACCTCAACACCTTCAGCAAGTTTATGTATATTTAACTCAGGAGATGCTGCAACCTTGGAGGCATTTGGTTATTTTATAGGAACTTCGAGGCAAATAATTATAAGTTATTTCAATAAAAATTGGTCAACAAGTGAAATTATTAGTTTAAATACTTGGAATCATATTGTTTTTACTTATAATGGTGGGGCAGTAGAAACTTCTTCAAATTCAGCAGTATATATAAATGGCACGCTAGCAACTTTAGGAAGTGCTACAGGCTCTGCCACAGGAAGTGCAAACACCTCTAACACAAACCACGCTATCGGTGTTTTTAATGCAACTTCAGCATTATTTTTTGATGGAAGTATAGACCAAGTTAGACTATTCAATAAAGAATTAACAGCAACTGAAGTTTTACAAGTTTATACAGAATAAAATGGAACACACACAAACAACAACATATAATAATATTGAGGTAACTTACACAATAGTGAAACCTAAAAAAAATGGACTTAACTGATTTGAAAATATACGGTATTAATATAACAGCATTGAGTGTTTCAATGACAGATATAGACGTTTTCTTAAAAATAATTTTATTAAGTGTTTCAATTGGTTATACTGTTCATAAATGGTATATGCTAAATGGAAAGGATAAGTAAACATATCTCCTATAAAGAGGGGGTTTTTTCTAATACAGCTACCCGTCTTAATATTGACAATACTCCAAGTCGGTATGAGTTTTCTAATATGGGAGCTATAGCCGATAATATATTTGAACCACTCAGACAATGGGTTGGAGGACCTATAAAAATCACTTCTTTTTTTAGATCGGCAGAGTTAAATCAGGTTTTAGGGGGGAGTTCTCGGTCGCAGCATTGCGAGGGCAGAGCGATGGATATTGATGATATATTTGGCAAAACCACCAATGCTATTATGTTTCAGTATATAAAAGATAATTTAGACTTTGATCAGTTAATATGGGAATTTGGAAATGATAATAACCCAGACTGGCTACATGTAAGTTTTTGCTCTCCAGATGAAAACCGCAGTAGATGTTTAAGAGCTTATAAGTTAAACGGAAAAACTCAATATGTAGAAATATGAGAAAGCCTAAAAAAAAGTTTGGTCAAACAACCGTAGGCAAACTTCTTAAAGGAGCAGTAGGATTAATAAACCCCACCCTTGGTAATCTTATACAAGGAGAGATGTCTGTAGAGCAAGTTATTGCTTCTATTAAAAACGCTGAAGCGCCTCTTGAGGACAAAATCCGGGCGCAAGAAATGATACTTGAAGCTTACGAGGCTGAAGTGGCCGACAGGGCTAGTGCTCGACAAAGAGAAATGGCGGCGGTTGCCTCAGGATCAAATGACCTTTTGTTTAAAACAGTTGGATGGGGTATTACACTTTGCTTTGTGGCGGTGGTAGCTGGAGCAATAGGAATATGGCAAATCCCGGAGGAATCGCAAAGATTATTTGATATGGGATTTGGAGCAGTGGTTGCAGCTTTTACTCAAGTAATTGGATACTATTTTGGAAGCTCAATGGGGAGTAAACAAAAAACTAATTTAATAAACGGCAATGGCGAAAACACTTAACCTAGGCACTTACCAAGTAAAAGCTAAAGTTCGCAGACCAGGGGTTCATGCTAAAACAAAACACTCGGGTTTAAAATCTTCCAAGCATTATCAAAAACAATACAGAGGACAAGGGCGTTAATTTATTTGTATCTTTATATAAATAAAATTTAATGTAATGGATATTAGAAAAATATCAATTGGACCTGACTATAAATCGAGCGCAATGCACTACCTCGTAGGTCAAGAAGTATTGGGGGGAAAATATTTTATTCACCTTATACAAAGCGATAGTGAGTTTAAAACTTTTAAAATTTGGATTCAAAGAGAAGACGAAGTTGTATTATGGAAAGAGTTTAGCCCTAGTATGCCTGTGTCTATTGAATACAATATTAATTTTTAATGAGAGCCCCTTATAATTTTATTGTAGAACCTTTAGAGGGTAAACGATATAATAATACCAAAAAAGTAGCAGGGATTGATCTAGTTACAAGCACTTCAGAGGAAAATCATTTTGCAGCAAATCGCTACGCAAAGGTTGTTGCCACTCCTATTTATTACAATGGTAAAATAAAAAAAGGAGACACCCTTTTAGTTCATCACAATGTTTTTAAATTTTACAACGATATTAAAGGAAGACAAAAAAGTGGTAGAAGTTATTTTATGAATAACTTGTTTTTTGTAGACAGTGAGCAGTTTTTTTTATATTATAAAAATAATAAATGGAACACTCATTCTAAATATTGTTTTGTAGAGCCTATCCCCCCTACTGAAAGTTTTATTTTTAAACCTTTGACTGAAGAGCCTTTGATGGGTAAAATAAAATATGTGAGTGATAAACTTTTATCACAAGGTGTAAAAGAAAATGATTTTGTAAGTTTTCACCCGGATAGTGAATATGAATTTGAAATAGATGGTAACAAGCTTTATAGAATGTTTGAGCAACATATAACCCTTGTTATGTGAATAAAAAACACAATATAAAATGTAGTCAGTGTGACATGACTTTTGCCCATGGAGATGATTACCGAGCTCATTGGGAAAAAGAACATTTACCCGATGCATTAAAACAAATTGAAAATGAAAGCAGAAGAACTAAAAATTAAAATTATTGAAGCCGGTAAAAAAGCAGTAGAGCAATTAATAAAGGTTGCTAAAGAAGATATAATAAAACCAGACCCTGAAGATGAATTAGCTGCCGATAGATTAAAAAATGCAGCAGCTACTAAAAAACTTGCTATCTTTGATGCGTTTGATATATTGTCAAAAATAGAAAGTGAAAAAGAAAATATAGAAAATATAAAAACAAATAAACACGATACTAAACAAGGTTTTGCAGAAAGAAGGTCAAAATAAATTATTTAAAGAGGTAAAAGACTATATTCCTAAGTCAGTTATAACTCGTAAAAATAAAGCTAAGACGTGGTTGTATGGGTATGATGACAAATATGATTTTATAGTTATTTCTAAAAGCGGTCAAATAGGTTCTGTTATTGAAATTTCAGGATTAAAAATAGGGCTTCCTTTGCCTCCTAAAGCAATATTGAAAAGAAGTAAATCTATTGGTGAACAATATTGGGAAAGAAAAGAATTACCTAAAGAACTTTCTAAAATACAATCTATATTTCAATGGAACGAAATGCCTATTAATTTCAAAAACAAATGGGTTGACTATATAGAAAATGAATTTGACAGAAGGGAAGAAGGTTTGTGGTTTTTAAACAATGGCATACCAACTTATATTACTGGTGCTCATTATACCTATTTACAATGGTCAACTATTGATGTAGGCTATCCTGATTTTAGAGAAGCAAATAGAATTTTTTATTTATTTTGGGAAGCTTGCCGAGCAGATACCAGGAGTTTCGGTATGATATATTTAAAAATAAGAAGGTCGGGGTTTTCATTTATGGGCTCTTCAGAATGTGTAAACACAGGAACGTTGGCTAAAGACTCTCGTGTTGGTATACTATCTAAAACAGGTTCAGATTCAAAAAAAATGTTTACAGACAAAGTAGTTCCTATATCAAGTCGTTTGCCTTTCTTTTTTAAACCTATCCAGGATGGAATGGATAAACCAAAAACTGAATTAGCATTTAGAGTTCCTGCTTCTAAAATAACTAAAAAAAACATGTATCATATAAATGAAGATGAACTTACTGGACTTGATACTACGATTGATTGGAAAAATACAGATGATAATTCATATGATGGAGAAAAACTTTTGCTTTTAGTTCATGATGAAAGCGGTAAATGGATAAAGCCAAATAATATTTTAAATAATTGGAGAGTCACAAAAACATGTTTAAGGCTAGGTAGTAAAATTATTGGAAAGTGTTTGATGGGTTCTACATCCAACGCTTTAGATAAAGGAGGAAATAATTTTAAAAAACTTTATGAAGATTCTAATATAAAACAAAGAAACGCAAATGGTCAAACTAAAAGTGGTTTATATTCTTTGTTTATACCTATGGAGTATAACATGGAAGGATTTATAGATTTATATGGTAATCCTGTTTTGTATAATCCAAAAAGCAATATTAGGGGAGTTGATGGAGATTGGATAAAAAAAGGAGCAATAGATTATTGGGAGGCAGAAGTAGAGTCTTTAAAATCAGATGCAGACGCTTTAAACGAATATTATCGTCAATTTCCTAGAAGTGAATCTCATGCTTTTAGAGATGAAAGCAAAGGCTCATTGTTTAATTTAACCAAAATATATCAACAAATTGATTATAATGATTCTTTAATAATGCAGCATCATTTAAATAGAGGTAGCTTTTATTGGGAAAACGGTGTAAAAGACACTAAGGTTATTTTTAGACCAGATAAAAATGGGAGGTTTTTAATTAGTTGGATTCCTAAAAAAGAATTACAAAATAAAACTTTACAAAAAAATGGCTATAAATATCCAAGCAATGAACATATAGGAGCTTTTGGTTGTGACTCTTATGATATTTCAGGAACTGTCGGAGGCAGAGGCTCTAACGGCTCTTTACATGGTTTGACTAAATTTAGTATGGAAGATGCCCCTGGGAATGAGTTTTTTTTAGAATACGTTGCAAGACCCCAAACCGCAGAAATATTTTTTGAAGAAGTTTTAATGGCTTGCGTTTTTTATAGCATGCCTATATTGATAGAAAATAATAAACCTAGATTATTATATCATTTTAAAAATAGAGGGTATAGACATTTTTGCATGAATAGACCGGATAAACATTTTAATAAACTTTCTAAAAGTGAAAAAGAATTAGGAGGTATACCTAATAGTTCGGAGGATGTAAAACAATCTCATGCAGCAGCTGTAGAGTCTTATATTGAAAAGCATGTAGGTATAGATTTTGAAGGTAAGTTTCGACCTAGTGATTCTATGGGGGACATGTTGTTTACTCGTACATTAGAAGACTGGGCTAAATTTGATATTAGCAACAGAACTAGATTTGATGCTACAATAAGCTCTGGGTTAGCTATAATGGCAAATCAAAAACACATGTATTTACCACAGAAAAAAGAATCAAAAATAAACATTAACTTTGCAAGGTATACTAATAAGGGAACACTAAGTGAATTAATATCGTAGATGAGAGATATTGTAATAGAAATATCATCTGTGGGTTTCCCAAGCCAGTTTGTTTCAGATGCTGAAAAAGCCACAGACGAGTTTGGACTACAGATAGGACAAGCCATTCAATACGAATGGTTTAAAAAAGATGGTAACCAATGCAGGTATTATAATCAATGGAGAGACTTTCATCGTTTAAGATTATATGCTAGAAGTGAACAATCCATTGCTAAATATAAAAACGAACTTGCTGTAGATGGTGATTTGTCTTATTTAAATTTAGATTGGACACCAGTACCTATATTACCCAAATTTGTAGACATAGTAGTTAATGGCATGCAAGACCGACAGTTTAAGGTTAAAGCTTACGCTCAAGACGCTTTATCTCAAGCTAAAAGAAGTAAATACCAAGATATGGTAGAGGGTCAAATGGCATCTAAAAGTATTCTTCAAAACATTCAAGATAAAACAGGAATCAATCCTTTTACAATGAATCCTGATGATTTACCTTCTACAGATGAAGAGCTTTCTTTATATATGAATTTAAATTATAAACCTGCTATAGAAATAGCAGAGGAAGAAGCTATAGACACAATGTTTGCTGAAAATCATTATGATGATATTCGCAAGCAACTAGATTATGATTGTACGGTGGTTGGAATGTCGGTAGCAAAACATGAATTTTTACCTGGAGCTGGTGTTGAAATATCTTATGTTGACCCAGCAAATGTGGTTTATAGTTACACAGAAGACCCACACTTTAAAGATTGTTTTTATTGGGGTGAAATAAAAACTTTACCTATATCTGAACTTATTAAAATTGACCCCAAGCTTACAAGAGAAGATTTAGAGGAGATTTCAAAATACAGTCAAAGCTGGTATGATTATTATAATGTAGCTCAGTTTTATGAAAATGATATTTTTTATAGAGACAGCTGTACATTAATGTATTTTAATTATAAGACAACCAAAAAAATGGTTTACAAAAAACGTAAACTTGACGGTGGTGGTTCACGAATGATTGAAAAAGATGATAGTTTTAATCCTCCACAAGAAATGATGGATGATAAAAATTTTGAAAAATTAGAAAAAACTATTGATGTGTGGTATAATGGGATTATGGTTATGGGGACTAACATTATATTAAAATGGGAACTTGCTAAAAATATGGTAAGACCTCAATCAGCTAGTCAACATGCTTTACCAAACTATGTAGCGGTAGCACCCAGAATGTATAAAGGAGTTATTGAGTCTTTGGTAAGAAGAATGATTCCTTTTGCTGATTTAATTCAAGTAACTCATTTAAAATTACAACAAGTTATTGCAAGAGTAGTGCCTGATGGAGTTTACATTGATGCTGACGGTTTGAATGAAGTTGATTTGGGAACTGGAGCAGCTTACGACCCTTCGGATGCATTGCGATTATATTTTCAAACAGGTAGTGTTGTAGGAAGAAGTTACACACAAGAAGGTGACTATAATCAAGGTAGAGTTCCAATTCAACAATTAACTTCTAACTCAGGTGCTTCTAAAACTCAAATGTTAATTGCTAATTACAATCATTATTTAGATATGATAAGAGCAGTGACAGGATTAAATGAAGCACGAGACGGAACAACACCAGCCCCTGAAGCTTTGGTTGGTGTCCAAAAACTAGCAGCATTAAATTCTAATACAGCAACAAGACACATTTTAGATGGAGCTTTATATATATATAGAAGTTTAGCAGAGGCATTAACATATAGAGTTGCAGATATTTTAGAATATTCTGATTTTAAAGAAGATTTTATAAATAAAATTGGCAAATATAATGTAAGTATATTAGGAGAAATATCTGAATTATATATTTATGATTTTGGTGTGTTTATAGAACTTTCACCTGACGAGGAACAAAAAGCACTTTTAGAGCAAAACATACAAATGGCTTTATCCAAGCAGGATATTAATTTAGAAGATGCTATTGATATACGAGAAATAAAAAATATAAAACTAGCTAATCAATTACTTAAAGTAAAAAGAAAAGCAAAACAAGAGCAAGACCAAAAAATGGAATTGCAAAAACAAGCAATGCAGTCTCAAGCTCAACAACAATCACAATCTTTAGCTGCTAAGATAGCTTTTCAAAAAACTGAAGCTGAAGCTCTAGCTAAAATAAAAGTAAAACAAGCTGAAATTGCTTTTGATATGCAAAAACAAGAAGCAGAAGCAAAACTTAAATCTAACTTAATGCAACAAGAATTTAATTATAATGTTCAATTAAGGAATGTGAGTGAAAACGCATTAGCTTTTAGGGAGGGCGCAAGAGAAGAAGCTAAAAGTGAAAGAATTAGTCAACAAAACACAGAGCAGTCTAAATTAATTGCTCAAAGAAAAAATAATCTACCTCCTCAAAAATTTGAATCAAATGAGGATACTTTGGATGGATTTGATTTAGCGGAATTTGAACCTAGATAATGCAAAATATGCATTACTTTTTTGTTTAACTTTGTAAAAATTTAATTAAATGGAAATAAAAGTAAGAGCTCTGGATACACCTGAGCAAAAATCAACTCAACAAATAGAACAAGAGTTATTAGAAAAACACGAACAAGAAACAAATAACGAAACCACAGAAGTAAAAGAAGTGGTTGAAGAAAAAAAAGAAGAGCCACAAACTCAGTTAGAGTTTGAAGATAAAAAAGAAACTACTGAAAGTGTCGTTGACGACACTCCGGTTGAACCAGCCCCAGAGGTTATTCCTCCGGAGATTTCAGAAAAAGACGTTCTTTCATATATTGGTAAAAGATACAATAAGGAGATAACATCGTTAGATGAGTTAACAGCTGAAAGAGAAAAAGCTGAACCCTTACCTGAAGATGTAGCTTCTTATTTAAAGTATAAAAAAGAT